AGCCCAACCCCCAGCGCGATCCGCACTTCGCACACCTTGCCCCACCAGACGGGGAAGGCGTCGCGGTTGAGGATGCGCACGCGTCGCCCCAGGTAGCGCAGCAAGGGCCAAAGGCTGGGCAGTTCGCCGGTTACGGCGATAGCGGCAGCTTGTGGGCCTCCCTCGGCGGTTTCATCGTACCAGAGCGGTAAGGCCGTGGCCCCGGTCGGCATGTTGACTTCGTTGGTTCCCGGCCCGTTGTCAAAGGTCACGCTGTAGTTCATACGGTCAACCTCCGCGGGCGGTAGTAGGCGCGCACGGACAAGGAGCCATCGACCGGCGCCGTAACATCCAGGTTGTAAAGGATATAAAGCCGGTTGGTGCGCCCAGGGATCAGCATCAACGGTCCACCCCGGTAGCTGTAGATCGCATTGCCGCCAGCGTAGACCACCCCGCCAATGCAGTCGATGTTGATTTCGCCATTGTTGGCGATGGTATTACCCAATTGGTTGACCTGCATGTAACTGTCCAAAGCAGTCAACTGAATAAAATCAACGTCAAAGTTAGCTGTGCCATTATAGCGGAGATTGAGATTGAGCCGGTGATCTTGCCAGCTATCGAACTCGCCACCCGCGGGCATGGGCAGATCGCCCAAGTCGATCAGCTTCCGCCCAGAGTCTGGTAAGCGCACCTCGTCACCGGATTCTAGTTCAATCAAACCAGTAGCATCAGCCACCGCTGGGCGCACATAGACCCCGCTGGTGTAGTCAAAGAAGCGCGCCAGGATGCGGAAGCGTCGGCCTTTGGAGCGTTGCATGGTGAGCGTTGGCAACGTCCATTTGTTGGCCCCAGAAGTAGTAAAGCTGTAGTTGTAGTACGATCCCCCGCTGTTTCCCGCCGCCACCGTTGATGCGCCACCACCGAAAACCGCCGCTTCACCCTCTAGAATGTGGGTAATGTTAGCCGGGTCGCTGATGGCGTTGACGGCCAGATAAAACGTGCGATAACCCTGCGCGCTGCCACTCGTGTTTTTGAGGACAAGCCGCACCGGTGCCGGGATGACGCCGGGAAGTTGCGCCGCCGCGATCTGTGCGTAATTGCCTCTGGGGGTGCTATCGGTCGAATTGTGGATCGTTATGCCACCAGTCGCCGGAGAAGCGTTGGCAACGCTGGAAAGCTGCAATTCTCGCTCGGATGCCTCAAAGTACGCCCAGCGCCGGACGCGAATCGTTACCCTGATCCCTGTGTTGTGCCACTCGCCCAAGTGGACAGGATCGGCGGTGAGATGACCAGACAGCACGCGAGATCGCCAGAAATCAGCCTCCCCCGCCACCGCCGCAGAGAGGTAAACCGTTTGGCGTCCCTGTGTGGCATCGGCTAACAGTGTCTCAATGCCCCCCACAAGCGTTTGCAGCGCCCCCCCCGTGTCCTCCTTGAGAACGGCCGTAATCGTGGAGTTGGCCCAGCCACGCGGATCGTATTCGGTCTCGAATTTCTCCACCACCGAATCACCAGACGGCCAGTCGGTGCCGAGCGTAATAACGAGCGAATCGCCGTAGATAGTCAATTCTGTCGCCATGTTACAGCCCTATTCTCGACCAAGAGGGATTCACAAAGCTGCCTTGGTTGTGGCGGATGCCGGCCAGCCGCTGATCCGCCAGGTCGCGGAAATAGCCAATGGCTTTCTCTAGTGCCTTGGTCATCACGGTGATGTCTTGGTATTGCTCATGGGCAAGGGTGCGCGATGTTTCCACAGTTGGTACATCTTCAACAGTGGTGATGGTTGGCACATCTTCCACGGTGGTAACGGTCGGCACATCATCCACGGTCGTGACGGTCGGCACATCGTCCACGGTCGTGACGGTCGGGTGGTCAGTCGTGACCGTCTGCACCGGAATCGGCGGAAACTGATTGCTGTTGGCTGAAGTAGTAACAACCGTGTCGCCGGTGGTGACAGTGGTTGTCCGGTCGCCACTGGAGACAGTGGTCGTCCGGTCGCCACTGGTGACAGTGGTTGTCCGGTCGCCACTGCTCACGGTTGTGGTTCTATCGCCGCTGGTGGCTATGGTTACTTCGTCATCCTGCGTCATGATCAGAACGGAGTTCTCCGATAGCTGCCGCAGGCGCAGGAGGCAAGCGTAATAGGCCCCCAACGTGGTTACAACTCGCGCATGAACATCGTTGACCGAGGTTGCCGCCGCGCTGTCCAGATTCTGGATCGTCCACAGTCGCCGGTAGATGACTTGGATCAACTCGCCCGCGGTCGGCTCGTCATGGGTTTCCAGGATGGCGATCCCATGCTCTTTCATGCGGAAAGACACCGCCCAATCGGTTGGATCGGTGCGATCTGTCTCGTAGGGCCACGCCAGGCGCTCAATGCTGTAGAGATCGGGCACATCATCGCCAATGTTCTGCTCATAGCCGTTGATGGCGATAAAGGTCACCTCCACCGTTGGCCCGCGCTCGCAGAATTCCTGCAGGGCATTGCGTAGCGCCTCGTCAAGCATCGCCGTTGTCCAGCGCGTCGAATCGACGGCGGTCGCCAGCATGTTGCTTAGGTTTGTCCGGTAGTCAGTTAGTGCAAGTGGCATCTATCCCCCTTACCCGTGCATGATGTACTCTAGCGAAATGGTGAGCTCAAAAACGCCAATGTTGCCGCCCGCTACGACATCAATATAGATATTGCTGCCCGATACATAGCTGCCCACCGCAACCCCGCCGCTGTAGTTGATTGTCGGCGAAAAGATCTGGTAAGTGACGAACGTTCCCGCATTTAAGGCGAATAGTGCAACCGTTTTTCCGGCGTTCATGTACGCGTTGATATCGATCGAGAAGCCACCAGACCGAGAGAGGGTAATAATTGCATTCGTGAAGATTACCCCAGGCGGAACCGCAAAAGTCAGCGTCCGAGTTCCTGCCCCAGACATAGAGGCGAAATCTTTGAGCCGCAACACATTCTTAGGATAAGTTATCGGCACAATGTTTTGATCTGCAATATCAGTACGATTCAGTAGTGGCCCCACCACACCACCACACCGCTCGTAGAACACTTTCCACGCCTGCCCATTGTAGATCGGGCGGCTAACGGTGGGCAGCGTGCGGCAATCACGAAACGTGAGAAAGCCAGAGTAAAAGAAGTGGCTTAGGCTCATCACGCCAGTGAAATCGCAGTTATCGATCACAATCCGCATTCCGTCCGTTGTGCTAATAATGGTCTCACTACTATCAGGCGCGCCGGCCATATTGCTGCAATTGCGGAATGTGACCACCGCCGCCGCCGACGAGGTTGAGGAGAGCAGTTTTGGCGCCGTGCTTGCGTCGATGTTTTGATACATTTCCCACTTCACGGTGTCGAAAACAAAGTGACCGTTGCTGGTACCAATGCCCGAATCGGTGCCGGCCAGGGTTAGCGTTTGCTTGGGGTTGATGTAGGAGCCGCCTTGCACGGTCAAGTAGCCACCAGCGACATAGTAAAACACCGATTCGCTAATAAATTCGGCGTCACAGGCGATGAAGTACGTATTCATGGACTGCAAATTGTTGCTGTACCAAACATAGTCACAGTCAAAGAAGTGGCAGCTTGTTATGGTTGTCTCGCTGTGTCCACTGCTGCCGCCAACATTCCATACTCTGGCAAAGCCGCCCTCGACTGCGCACTCTCGCCACACGTTGAAACGGTCGCCATCGCCACCGGATCCCGTCCAGTTGAAACAGTTAGTCGTCCGGTTGCCAGGCGTGCGCCCTTGAATGGCCAGCGCGCCATTGACGTTGACAGCGATAGTTCCCGCCGCAAAGCCAAGGCCCTCAAAGGATGTGAAAAGCATTTGATCGATGCTGAACATGGCGCCAGAGGATGCCGTATGTACCAGCATAGACGACTGCCGTCCAGCACCAACAAAGCGTAGCCCGTTGATGTTGGTCAGGTTGATTTGTCCTGCGATCCTGTAGATGCCGGGGGGGAAGTAGATCGACGCCCCGCCGCGCGGACGGGTATCGTCAGGGTCGTAGCGCTCCCCCTGCCAAATCTTGTTGGCCTTTGAGAAGTCGATGGCCGCCTGAATCGCCGCGGTATCATCGGTCGCGCCGTCGCCGCGTGCGCCGAACTGGGTAACGTCGCTTTGGTTCGCTACCCCACCAGATGCCACCAGGGCGCGCCAGGTCTTTGTGTTGCCCACTTCGGCCCAGATTCTTACCCACTGCCCCCGGCGAAGGATCAGAGAGGTAGCACCATTGATCGTTGTCCCAGCCGGAGCAATGACGACAGAATAGCTACCGTCATCATCAGCCGCAACAACGTAGGCGAGGCTCTGGCTGCTATTGTCAAGTACCGGTAGCGCGATGGCGTGACCTTCTGTCGCTACGCTGTAGCGCAGGGTTTGACCGCGCTGTGAGTAGTCAAGTGTGTAATTAGCCACTTAAAGCGCCGCCTTTCCGCCTGCACCGCGATACTCGTCAACCGAAACACCATGCAGGGCGATCAGCCCGCCCTCGGCGGTTTTACTGTCAATCTGGGTGTTGACATCCGCTGCTTTATGTTTCTTGCCGCGTAGAAAAGCCTTGATCTGCGGCCTGGTCTTTTTAGCGCGCTTAGCCATTAGGTACATCCTCCACAAAAAGACAGTCGGGATTTTCGGCCAGTGCGTCCAATGCTGCCTCACTGGCCCAGATCCGCACCATACAGGTTGGTGTCTGGGGCACTTGACCGATCAGGCTCCACCCGTCGCCCTCCTGTGGGCCATTGGGCGCGATTTGCTCCATGCTCAGTTGCGCGCCCTGGCCTTCGACGAACGGAACGATAAAAATTGCGCTTGCCATTATGCTATGCCCCCGGGAACTGGAACGGAATCACGACGCCGCCCAGCGAAAACTCACTAAATTCGTTGGTGTGCGTACTAAACAAACCGTACCGCGTGTTGCTGATGATACCGGCGTCGGCGACCGTCTGGTCGGTTCCGCGTTGCGTGCCGCTATACCAAAGCTGAAAGGTATTGCCAGACGGTCGCCTGATTTCGATTTGGGCGTTGGCGCTGAAAGCAACCGTCACGCTAACCAGGTTGGTGTAGGTGCCCGCAACGCACTTGTCTAGTTTGACTGTACTGCCATCGTGGTAGGCGATCAGGAAATTAGCTGGGCTACTGGCGCTATCCAGTAGCGAGACAACGCCCGCCTGCGTGCTAGTGGTCAACGCGGCGATTTTGGCCGCTGCGGTCTGGGTGGACGACGCGCCGGCGATGGTGGCGAACAGGCTTGGCAATGAAATTGCTTTAACAGAAAAATCATCCGCAAAATGTTCGTTGGCAGCGCCTGCGGTTGACGCCTGGATACGGATGGCGTTACTGCCGCTGGAAATGGCGCGCACCCCCATACGAATTGGTGTCCATGTACTGATCGGGGTAATTGTCTGTGTGAAGTCGGCGACGGCGCCATTATTCCGTGCAACAGTAATTGCTAGACTCGCTGCATATAGCCAGCCTTCTAGGTGATACCAGACAAATGCGCTCATCGAGAAATTTGCAGATAAAATGCCGTCGCCAATAACATCACTAACCCATCTACGCGAGTATCCACTGCGAACCTGTGCAGAGCTACGCTCGTTGGCCGTTGGTGTGACAAAATTAAACCAACTACTGTCTAATTCCATGTCGCCATTCGTTAGCAACTCACTGCCCAGCGTCGGCACGTTGTACGCGTTGCCGCCGCTCACGGCCCACGTTGCGCCTGCCCAGGGATTGCGTCGTTGGCGGCGCCCAACGCCGCCGAGCAATAGCGGCCCATCGCCAAGAAGTCTATCGATCATCGTAGCACCGTCAGCCAGCAAGTCTTTTCACCAGACACATCGGCATTAAACCAGTATTGATTCAGGTTGCCAGGTAGAACAACGCCCTCGCCGGGGTTGAGCGGAAAGCCGTTGGCGCTGCTCACTGTGTTGCTGCCGTTGTTGCCGACCCAGACCGTATCTGTGTTGTCAGGATGCGCCTTGACAGCCACCCCGGCAACGAATGGTACATCGGGACCTTGCACGGCGGTTCCTGCGGTTGCTACCGTGATTTGTCCACTGTAGATGTTCATAGTAGAAGTTTCTCCCGAATCTGGGCGAGGCCCTTTTCGTTGACACCAGAGACGGCCAGTAAATCATCGTCGGGGGCATTGCGCACGGCCTCTACCGTGGCAAAGCCAGCCTTGGCCAGAGCAGACGCCAAGCGGCTATTGCCAAGCACTTCGGCCAGCGTTGGCGCGACCTGCTTTTCTTCCTGTGGGGGCAGCAGTTCAGCCAGTGCCGCCGACAATTTGATTAGCTCCGTTGCCAGCACGCGCACGGCTGCGACAGCATCAAACTCGCCGCCATTTGCAATTTTGTCGAGCATAACACCTTCCTTCGTCGCTCCGGCGTCATCGGCATTGCGACCGAGTGACGCCGGTAAACATCGTCATTGTTGCCGCTTCCGGAGAAGTTTAGCCCTCCAGGAAATAGAAGACGATTTGGCAATTAGCCGCAGCCGTGCCGCTAGCGCCGTCAAAGTCTAGATCCCAAGCGACAATGTCGCTTTTGGCAAAGCGGTAGGGCTGGTTGGCGGTCGCCAAGGCGCCGTTGTGGTTGGCCGAGGTAAAGAGTGTTGGCGTACCACTATCCCCACAGTCAACGCCATCCAAGATGCCGTCCCGATCCGCCGATGTGCCAACGTCGAGTAAGGCATTGGTTGCCGCACTGTTGGAGATCGAGACTGCTTCCAGGGTTGCCCCAACAGGCAATTTGAACTCACCGCGGGCGTTAGCCGCCAGGGTGCCGTGAAGATGCACTGTCACGGCAAAGCGCATTCCTTGCATTGTCGTATCCTTTCTCAGGAGGTGATCGGCAACCCGATCACCTCGTCATTCGCTCAACTCAAAATTAGACGTTGGATTTGCCGATACCGATGTAGGTAGACACGCCGTAAGCGAACCAATCACGCACCTTAACCGGCAAAGTATCCGAGGTAAACATTAGCCCGCTCGTCTCACTGGTCACGGTGAAGATTTCCGGCATCGGATGGGAGCCGCCACCCTGCGACGCGGCGTAAGCCATGCAGATCGGCGCGTGCAGTTTCGGATCGGTCACCGCTGCCCAATCGTTGGTGTCTGTCCACTCTGGCACAGGGATCGGGACGGGCCGCGGGTCGCCCATGCGGGTCTCGCCGTAGATATTCCCCTCTTGAGCCGTACCCGCGCTCGTTGGGCGGCCAACCATGTCAGCGCCAGCGCCCCAACCGAAGGTGGTCAAAGCGAGGTCAAATAGCTCGATGGGCACCAGGCAGTATTTCGGCCACATGCCCAGCGGGTTCGACGTGCCGGGAACGCTTTGTTCCCAAATCTTTTGGCGCATGGATGCCCAGGCAGCGGCAGAGAAGGCGGTTGTCATGAGGTTGCCGTGATTCGCATGGAAAAGCACCGTGCTATCATCAGCCAGGGTGGGGCCGGTGCCGGTGGCCTGCGTAAAGAGACCGGCAATCGCCGCCGAACGGGTACGCACTGCCGCCAGCGTGAGGGCTTTCGGGATGGCGCGCATCCGTACAATGTCGCTCTTGCGAATCATTTCCAGGGTGACGCCAACGTAGCGCCCGCGCTTGGAAAAGCTCATGCTCTCCTTGCTGTCGCCGGGAGTCGCTTCGGTGTAGGCGGCGCCTTCGCTCACGGTGGGAAGATTGCCCAGGCCATCCACGTAGATCATTTGAATGTCGTGTGTGCTGCCATCGTGTGGAACCACGTCAACGACCTGCTCGAACCAGCGGTAGGTCATCATGTTGTCATAATGCGCGCTGATTGTCTTGTTCAGCGCATTAACAGCCATGCCAGCCATTGCGGTGGTCGTCGCTTCGGCAAACTGCGCTTCTTCGGGGTTGAAGACGCCCCAAAAGTTGGAATCGCCGGTCATGGCGACATACAGGCCGGCCAGATTCCGCATGGATGGCTTGGGCATCGCCACGTTGGCCCCAAACATCCAATCCCAAGCGTTTTGGTAGTAATCGCGCTGAACGATCATATCCCGCTCGGTGATGATCGGCGCCATGCCTTTGACCGCGCTTTGGGTGAAGGCGGAAAGATAAGTGCGTTCGTCCTCAATCGCATCGGCCAGGCCGTCAGGCGTGGCGAAGGTCTGCTTTTTCAGCTTGTCCTGCGCCGCTTTGGGCAAGCCGGAGGCCATCAACATGGCGTCGCGTGCCGAATTCTGTAGCGCCACTGCCCAGGGATTCGGTGCAGCAGCGTCAGGGGTGCCGGTGTGACCAGGTTGGCCAGCATCGGCGGGTGTGGTGGTGGTGGTTTCTTGCTCCACGAGATTAGATCCTTTCTGAATATCGACACCACGAGCGTTAAAGTATTTTTGCGCAACTTCCCAGGCTTTCGCCTGATCGACGCCGTGTCGCGCTAGCATGGCGTCTAACTCTATGAAAGCGGCCTCCGCGGTCTGATTGCTACCCCATAGCGACGAAGAGAAAAGTCCGTCGCGGTTAGCCGCTGGTTCATCTACAACATCGCAGGCGGAAAACTCCTCAAAGCGTAGGTATGGGCGCTTCTGCTGGCTGTTGAGGGGCCGTTGCTCGACCTCCACGCCGGTATCAGGATCGATCCAGGCGTACTTGACCTTGCGCACCACAACCGACAGCCCAAACGACTCTGGATCTTCCTCGGCCAGATCCATAACATATTCGGCTAAGTCGCCTTCGGGTGAGCTTGACGCGCTTTGCGCCAAGTAGAGATCTCCTTTCGCTTTGTCGTCATCCATTCGGAGATCCTTGATCCGCCCAACAAATTTACCCATACCATCCGCGGATAAGCCAGGGTGAGTAAAGCGCGATTTGACTCCCGCCTTTTTCCCGTTACCCTTACTCACAATGGTGGATAGCGTCGTCGCATCAAAGTCAACATCATGGCCCAACGCTTCGCCCATTTGCGCCAGGGAGACGCCACGGATAACCCGCGCTGCTCTGTCCACCGTTGCCGCTCCCTTGGTTGGCAGGGTCTTGAACCGCTCTGTCATGCTCCTTTACTCCCTTCAAGAGTTCATCGAATTCACTGTCTGACACATCCTCACCAACATAGCGAGTGTAAAGGCGCACCGCGTACCGGCGTAGGGCCTCGCTATCGCCCACCATTTGGCCCAGGCCCTGCAAGCTTTGCACCAGATCCACCGCTGCCCCGGCTAACTTCTCGTTATCCACGCTGCTGATATCCGGTGCATGTACGGTAATATCCTGCACCGTCGCCGGTCGGTGGCGGCGATTGCCGACCTCTAGCCAACGGTTATAGGCGGTGACGGTCAGCACGGATAGGATATGGCCGAAATAGCGCTGCCGACGCAACAAGAAGCGCCTGCGTAGCTCATCGGTGTCTTTCCCGGCTTTCATGCCTTCGCCTTCGGCCTCACCCAAGTCACCAAGCGTTGTGCCAGGGCCACCCGCTGTAATCATCCAGCGTACCGCCTTGCCGTCCTCTTTGGCGTCGCGTGCATTCAGATTCGGCGTAACCGCTTCCCACTTCTCCGCGCCCTCCTCGGCGATGATGACGCTGCCCGGCTGCGGCGGTCGTGCGTAGCGTTGCCGCAAATCGCTCATGAGCCGCTGAGGAGCGTAGACAATCCAGACGAAGGCCCGAACAGCAGCATTGAGACGCACCCGATCTTCAAGCCAGCCCGTGTAGCGGCGTAGCCAGGTGAGGATCGGCGCGAGATCGGATTCGCCGCGGATAGCGCCAATTGGGCGATTAACGGCAAAGTGAAGCATCCAGGGTCGTAGGCCATCCGCATCGCTATCATAGGCGGCAATGTTTGCCGGCGAGATCCACCACTTTTCAGGTTCGCCGGGGCCGGTGGTCTCGCGATAGGCTAACTCGGTTTCATAGTCACCGGTTCGCCATTCCACCTGCTCAATCTGGCTGGCCGGAACGGTCCGTACTTCGCTCATGCCATCAGCGCCGGTGAATAGCACCGGGAACAGTTCACCGGCCCGCGCAAGTTCGTCGCTCCATTCATCCAGCCGCAGATCCATGAGGTTGGACGGGTGATACCAGAAGGCGCGAATGAATTTCTCTAGCGGTCCGTACTCGCTGGATAAGGCGATGCCAGGGCCAACCACGTAGGATGTAGTTAGGCCGATCAAGCGCTTGGCAAGCGGGTTGGTGCGCCAGGCCTCGCGCGCGTCGGTTTGATCGGCCAGTAACTCGTGCCAATCCTTGTCTAGCGTCGTGCCGGCTGGGGAGAAAGGCGCGCTCACGCCGTCGCCCTCTTTGCCGACCTGCACCAGCTTGACCTTGGCGAAGGCAGCGAGACCGACAATCAGCCGTTGGTACCAGTTCATTGCGCCAGTTGTAGCAGCCATACAATGGTTCTCCCTAGCGATTCCCCGTCAGTGCCAGCGGCCAGCAGGGCAAAAAAGCCGATGGTCAATAAGCCCAGGATGATGATTGCCCCGGTTTGACCCAGGCGGCCAACAAGCATGTCCATAAAGCGCCCAAGCATATCGGTAAGCCCTCCCTCTTTAGAATGTTCCACGGTCGTATTCTTCCAGCGGATCAGGTGCCGCCACCTCTGTTGACTGCTCCCCAGCGACGTAATTCCATTTGAGACCCGCCAGCGCGAGACAGAAGGCATCTGCGTAGTCGTCATGCAATCCCGTTGGCGCTCGGAGTGTTGACGCTTCGATGCTTGCCAGTTGCAGGCGGGTCTCTTGGTCAGGTATCGACGTAGCCTTTTGCTGAATTACTTCCGCCGCCAGGTCATAGAGAAGTTTTTTGCCCTTGACATTGCTCGACCAACCCGGCTTATCGTCGTAGCCCAGTAGAATGGCCGTTTGACCATTGTCGCGCAATTTTTGAATGGTTGCGTGACCGTGATTATTACGCTCTGGCATACATGGCGCGCTATTGTAATAAGCACTAAGCTGATCGATATATCCCGCGAATACGGAAGGCTCGACCTTCCCGACCAGGATCGCCACGAGGCCCCAGGTCTGAGCGTCCACGACAGTCGCCACAGAATCATCGCTGTTCGGGTTTCCCTCCGCACTATCCGCACCGATACAGTAATGCCTGCTCCCAACGGGCCGGTGAAACACGAGCAAACCAGGAAGTGCCGGCCCCGTTCCGCCGATAGGTTGAATGTCCGTCGAAACGGCTTCGAGCCAGGCGAAGGGGAACCGTTTGTCTTTTTGCAGTGGGGCCAGAGCTTGCTCGACGGTAGCCGGGTACTCTTGGAAAAGATCATCGTCACCATTGCCCATGCTGCGCATATCAGCAGCAATGCGGTCATACCACGCTTGATCCCGGTCTGGTCTCGCTGACCAAGGTAAGAAGATAGGCGAGTAAGCATTTTCCCCCTTCTCTGCCGCCCGAAAAATCTCTTTAAATGCCGACAGCGGACGCTTTTTGTCTACAGTAGAGATAAGAACCATTTGCCCACCAGCGTCGATTGTTGGCTTGACCGCATTTAGAAAGTCGGCCAAGTTGGGCAATAGATCCGACTCATCTATTACTGCAAGGCTCCCCGTGTAGCTGCGTCCACCGGTGGTAGGAAAGGCCATTGCTCTGGAACCGTTCGATAACGCCCACTCATGACTACTATTGACGTTGACGCTTCTGCACTTACACCAGCCCGGCAATCGTTCGTACATGCCCCTAACTCTGCGCAATAGCTCTTTGGCTTCCGTGTCGCGCAAGGAAAACAGCAAGATCGTTGCCGATGGACGAAAAATCATCAGCCAGAGAGCATACCCGATGGTCAGCCAAGTGATCCCAAGCTGCCGCGCCTTGAGGGCGATAAATTGCCGTTCTGTCATCAGCCGCTGCAAAACATCATGCTGAGCGGGCCAAAGGTGAAAGCGCACCCACGCTCGATCATTCGCGTTCTCGATCAACACATAGTTATGCAGAAAGTACGCTGGTGATCTAGAGCATTTCAGCCACTCTACACGGTCTCTGCTTGCGGCGTTGTCTTTTCCCATTCAGCAATTCCCCTTTGAGCCTCTGCCGCTTCGTCGGCGGTAAATTCAAAGCCAAGTTGCGGACTATTGTCGGCCTTGGCCTTGTAATCGCCCATAAGCTCTAGCGCCAACTTGCGATCCTGGTGGCCTTTTTCCGCATCCAGCGCACCGGTGACCAGGGCATCGTAAATGTCGCGACGGTAGGCCAGTAGGGGAGACGCTTGGATCTTCTTGACTTCGGCGTCAATCTCCGGTTGAGCCTCGCGCCACTTGGTGAACATCCGATCTGACTTCAGCCCGATGGCTTGGGCCAAGTCGTTCTGTGTCTTGGGCTTGCGCAGGCGACGCGGTGACGACATCCAGGCGATGTAGGCAGCTATCCGCCAGTTAAACCGCTGGCAAAGCTCTTCATACTCTCCATGCCAATCGTAGTGCTTCAAGGCAGATCGGGCGGATTCCGAACTATCAGAATCTTCTGGGACGTTGTCACTATGCGAATCTTCCGGTAATTCGGGTTGCGACGGCTTGTAGTTGCCTTGTTGGCCTGCATTACGCAAGCGTTTTAGTCGTTTGCTCATAAACTGACTGCATAGAACGGTCTGCGTTAAACGAAAGATGGGCGAGCAATGGTTTTATACCAAAAGAAAATTTTCGTTGCTCTGTGGCTTACCTATTGCGTCATCCGCTGGAAACGGATGTAGAAAGAGTGATGCCCTTCGTAATTCCACTTCTCGCCGGTTGAACCGACTTCCGCGGGGTGCATGGTGTGTAGGTTTTGGGCCACGTCAGAGGGTAGGCCATCGCCATCGACCCAGACAGACAAGCGTGCGCCCCAGTAAAGATCGAGATTGCCGTGGCCCAACTCCAGCGGACCGTCAACCTTATCAAGCGGTGCCGGTGGGGCAATTTCCCAAGGTTGGC